TTCCATCTCCTTCTCCTTTTGATGCTGCTGTTTCTATACGTTGAATTACCGTCGCTAACTTAATCAAATGTTCGTCATTCTTTACACCTATCTCCATATATTCTTTAATCATAGGAACGATAAGAGTAGCGTCTCCAATGTTTTCTATTAGAGGTTTTAATTCACCTATAAGGGCTTTTACTTGCCCTCTAGTGCTTGTTGAATTATCGTGAATTTCTGAGAAGAGATCTGATAATGTTTTTCCTTTAAATATTTCTTTATCTAAGCTCATAATATTTTCTTTATTATAAATAGACTTAGACGTTGTTCTGGGAAAGTAAACCTTGGTCGTAGAGTTTTTGATAGTTTTCTTTAAAGTCTTCTTTAAGGACCGTTATCACTTTTGTAAGTTGAGGTGTTTCGCAGTCGGTCATTTCTCTTATATAGATGTAGAGAGCTTTTTTCTTAAAAATATCCAGATCGTGTCTTGTTCTAAATAGGGTTAATACAGCATCTGCGATTTGTATATCAGTATCTTTTATAAACATGTCATCTATCTTCATGTAGATTGAATCTATCCAGGCGTTCATAAAGTTACTTAGAGTCCTACCTGATGGTGAGTCTAAGTCTAGGTCTTGATCATAGCTCTCCTCTATATCGTCAAAGGATCCTATCTGTTTTAATTTCTTATAGTTCTTATTGTTGTAGTTTATTAACCATCTTTTAACTATCGTACCAAAATAAGAGTATGCTTTTGCTCCATTAGTAGGATCAAACTTCATTATCTTTTCTTCATACAGCATAGATACGATCTCATGCTTCAAATCCTCTATTTTATCTACATCTGTGTAATAAAACTTAAAGGTATGTATGATATTCTCTGCTAGCTTGTAGAAAGGGTAGTAAATGTGTTCAGAAAATATTTTATTTCTGTATTCTTTATCTACTGATGTGTTATATTTTACTATGTATTCTTCTGTCTCGGTTGTAAAGTAGTTAGCTTTCGATTTCTTCCTTGCCATAATTTTCGGGGAGCATATATGTGTTTAGCTCGTCTTGTACGTATTTCATTTGGTTAAAAAATTCACCAACTTCGTCGTCACTCTGAAAGACCCCCTTTTCATCGAGATTTTGTAGGTGTTGCTTACCTTTACCTACTGCATCGGAAATGTTTTGAAGATATCTGGTTTGATCTTGTACTACATCTTCGTACTTCTCCACTTTAATCATTAGGTTTCTTAGAATATAGAACATTATTCCCAAGGAACCAACTAAAACTGCAATAATTATGTTGTAAGTCGTAAAAATTTCTGTCATTATAAGTTTTTTAGTGTATCTGCAAGTCCTTTTGAAGAATTCACCGTTCTACCGGTGGTTGACTTGCTTTTTTGCGTTTTAGGAGTTGAAGAACCGCCGTTTCTCTTCCACATATCGTATTCTACCTTAGAGGCTAAGAAATCGGCAGCGTGTAGTACTGAGATGATAGAGGTTTTTTGTCTAGAAGATTCTACATTACTAAAAAAGTATGCTTCGTTAGCTTTATCAAACACACCATCGTGGCATCTTATAGCTAAAAACTCGTTTTTTGATACTTTTATACCAAATTTTTGCAATATGTATAAAGACCTATCTGGAATAAGCATAAAATCTAGATCTGGGTTATAAGTATACATCTCTGATAGCTTATCCTGTCTCCATTTATCGGTCTGAGGTATATAGTTAGGTAGTTCTCCATCACCTATCTTACCTAAATCATGGAATAATGCGGCAAAAACAAGTTCTTCTTCGGTGAAGTCTACCTCTCCACCCATTTCCTTATACAACCTCATTTGTTTCACCGCATATTCCACAACTCTATTAACATGATCAACGTATCCACCCGGAAAAGCATTATGATACCATGTTTTACCACTAGCAGGAGCCATAACATAGGTATCCTCCATGTGTTTAATCATAGACTTAACCGAATCTTTACGTTCGGTAATGTAAGTATCTATGATTTTAAGATGCTTTTCGTAATTTTTTTGTATGAGTTCGGCTTCTAACATAGTTAGTCTTGAGTTTCGGTATTAAGGAGTACTTTTATATCACCTAAAATACTTTTAATTATATCTAAAGAGTTATATGATTCATCTCTATTATTAGTCCCTATATGAAAATTTAGAACTTTTATTTTAGAATCTATAATTTCTATTTTTTTTGATATTAAATTTTTATTTCTCATATAAATCAATATATATTTTTTTTATATAATATAAAGTTATGAACTTTTTTTTTAAAAAGCAACTATTTAATAATTATTTTTGCAACTAATTCATCGTCAAACTCATACTTGCTACCTGCTTCCCATAGTACTTCACCGTATACGTTAATCGTATCGTTGAGAATTTGAGGAGAGATTGGACCTACTATACGTTTACCATAAAGTTTACCTGGTGTTTCAATACAACCTCCAAAACAATCGTCTGAAAGGTAAATTCTTGTACCTCTTTGTACGATAGGAACTACATATTCATCGAAAAAACTAACGTTAACATTCTGACTTCCGACTGGGATTTGAGTACCGTTATAGGTTGTAAGTGATAACCAAGGGTTATATAGAGGGACAGAAAAGTTAAGATCGCCATCAACAGTCCAATAAGTATCTGTATCAAATCTAGCCTCAATAACAGTACGTCCATTATATTGATACTCTTCGTACATATCATCTGCCTCTACATATATATTAAAACGAGGATAATATTCTCCATCAAAATCAAGATCTACATGATAATAACCGTTTTCATCTTGAGGATAATCAAGAATTAAACGAGCATTACAATCCCCAGATAGACAAGGTGAAGAAAAATCCTCTTCAGGTTTAGTACAGCTTAGAGTAAGAAGGGCGAGTAAAAAAATAAAATATTTCATAATAACCGTTTTTATATTAGTTTGGCGAAGCCCGCCGCGCAAACGCGCGAAGTTGCCTCGAAAATTTTTATCCATTATACTTTTGACCAAGTTTTTCTATAATAGATTTTACTTCTTCTAAAGGTATTTTAAAGAATTCTCTTTGATTGTTAACTCGATAGCCGGACAAATACTCGTGTACTTCGGCTTCTAATTCAATGCCGTTATAGCAAGGAAAAGCCCATTCGAGCACAAAACCGGTAGGAACCGAGGTAGATCTATCTAATTGAGAGACTCTCTTAGAAGGATCGCCTTTGGTATAACCTATCTTAAGAAGACCAGGCATAGAAGGGTTAGAGAGGACATATACATGCTGCTTGTCGACAGACGGGGTAATCTTCATTACCTTACGTCTACCGGTATAATACGTAACTTCCTCCCAGCCATCGTTTTGTTTATCTATATCTCTATGCGGAGTAATAGTATAAAAACGTGCTTCTGAGCCCATTACATCTTCTTCTATGGGTATATAGGCTTGCGCCTGTTCTGGGGTAATACGAGAGAATTTGGTGCTTGGTAGATTTTCCATTTTCTTATAACCTTTTTAACTATATGTAAATATAAGAAAAAATTATCGGTTCTCCAACTCTATTGTAATATTTTTTGCAATATTTAAGTGATCCATGTATCTTTTTATAATCTTACACTTCTCATACTCCTCTATATGTTCAAAATAGAATAAAAGGTGTTGTAAACCATCTTCTACCTTACCGGCCTCAAAAGATTCTCCTATAGTATATAAATCATCAAATCTATCACTATCTATACGGGTAAGATATTCATATAGTCTGGTATAATACTTTCTACGTATATTCTCTTTATTTCTTTTAAACTCTTTGGGGAAGTTATTTTCATACATATGGCTCATTAGTTCAAAGTTTTCTAATCCTTTGATTACCATTCCCATCAAGACAAACGGATTTTTGAGCTTATGTTCTATTCCATGCTCTTTATAGATCTCTTCATCTCCTTGTTCGAAGATAGAGAATAGCGTTTGTGGGTCTAACTTATGCATGATTGCTTTATAATAAATAGCAAAAATATGAAGTATCCCCCCTATATACAAAAAATTTTGCTAAAAAAAATTTTGAGATTTAGTTGTATATATGCAAAAAAGTTCTTATATTAATCAATATATAATTCTGGTATACTATGTCTATCGAAGAAATTTTAATGTCTGCTGAAACTCACGGTAAAAGAAGTGAGGTTTTAAAGACTGTATCAAGTCTAAAGACATTAGATACTAGTTTACCTTTACAAGAATTATATGAAAAAGCTTACGAAATAGTAATGAAAGTATGAAAAGAGATATAGAAGCATTAGCACATCTAGTAGTAACCATAGCGTTACTCTCATTAGGAACAACATTAATAAAAGATCCATCAGCATATAATGTAGAGACATCTAATGTTATATTGGTATTTTCTATAGCATATATTATTTATTGTAAGTTTGATACTATTGTCCCATATATTAAAAAAATAAAAGGTTATGATAAAACAACGCATTTATAAGTATATTAGTTATTTCTTTATAGCTATAGGTTCTATTGGATTAGGATGGTTGGTAGGTAATATATTAGCCGAGATTGTATGGTTTTTTATTAAACCTCTATTCTAAATATATACATATATATTACTAATAAGTGAAAGTTATCCGGGATATATTTCTTAGTCAGGCGCTCACGCATTGCTTCCCGCCGTCTTAGGGAACAATACTGTCAGGTTTATCTCACCTTGCCGGCACCTTGACCTAACCTTGACTTACCAACGACGGTACCAGTCACGTAGTTTGTAGTATATATAGAGTAGGGTTAGCATACCTAGTATATACAGCATAGTATATAGAGGGTTATTTAATAGATACTGGAATCCTAATATACCTATATAGAGTATTTGATATAGTATATAGGCTAGTAGGGCTATTGATGATACTATGGCTATACCTTGAAATACCTTTTTCATATATATTATTTAGATTCTTTTACTATCTCCATCTTATAAAGTGGGAAGTTATAAGTAGTACGTTGAGCCATCATATCGTAAGCATAAGTCTTAGCTATAGTACGACCCAAAGACTCGATATTCATACCATTAGTAGTAAACACATCATTCTTAAAAATACTATATGTAGCTCCAGTATGTCCATATATATAACATTTAATCTGATACTCTCTAGGCTTACCCTCATAATCTGTACCATAAGATACAATGACTGATTCACCATCCTTCAATGCCTGTATGGCTGATAATACCTCTTTAGATGCTTTTACTTTATCTGTATAAGTCATAACCTTTATTTTTACTACGTAAATATACGAACAATATCTCATATAGGCAACTTCTATACCCTTTTTACATTATACCCACCCTTTCCTTTAATCCTTTACATATCCCGAAATACACCTCTATAAAGACATAGTAGGGTATTACGAATATCGGAATTTGTAGGGCTGGGCGGATTGCTCTATATAGAAAAAACTTTTCCGGAAGGGGTGCATGCCTGATATTCTCTCCTACCTTCCTATACATTCTATAGATATATTTTTACACACTCCTATATATCTCTATATGTTTATATGTGTATATCTTTATATCAATATATACTTCCGATATATTTAATACACTTAACCTAATTAGAAGGCTATAGCATCGTCTCTTATATGTCAATGATCGTTTCTATGGATGGATCTACCTTTCAATGTATCAAGGTATAACCAAAGTCTTCTACTACCTCAGAGACGGACTTTAGTCCGGTCATACAGAGATAAGGCATTTAAAGCTTCTATTGTTCCTTCAAAGCCCGGTATCTCCTTTACCCCTTTTTTGGTAGGGATGTTAGGAGAAAACTCGCGTGGCGACTTCGTCGATGAGAAAGAAAACCCCCACCCCTCTAACTCCTTCTTATATTTTTTTATCAATTTACTTTCCATACAATTTTAAATTTGCGCGTGGCGCCTTCGGCGGAAGAGAGAGCAGCGCCCCCTCATTCCTCCTCCGACCTAGAATTCAAAAACAAATAATTAAAACAAACTCAATTGAGCATCCGACTTATCTTCTACAAGCTTCATCGAAAACGCTCCTAATATCTTTCTAGTAGGTCTGAATTCTTCTCCTACATTATCTATTAACACTCCATCCTTTACGGTAAACGCATGCTTGCTGACTAATACTACATACGTTCCTTTTGAGTTATCTTGAATAAAGCTTTTAACAGTTTTCTTTCTATCGATTAACTCTCCATGGAGCTTGTAAGTATTCTGAATTCTACTCTTACCTAATAAGTCTACATCGAACTTCTTTCCGGCAATCTCTAGACCTTCCTTCTTAAACTTTCTCATAGCTTCCACTATATCGTTATTTCTAGTTCCAGTTCGATCTTCTCTTTTCATTTCAGACTTTACTATACTATGAGCTGAATCGTAATCAACTCCGCAAGCAGAAGCCATCGCCCTAACTACACAATCGTTCTTCTCTCCGGAAGCAATCGATGAATTAGACAATCCTTTTATTTCATTACTTGAATGTGAAAATGTTGCAATCATAACCTTTATTTTTAATACTTAAATATACGAACTAATCCTCAGACTAGCAACTGTTTTTTATTTTTTTTTAAATTAGATTTGAGATAAAATCTTGTGTAGGATTTTTAATTAGATTGAATGGGATATTAAATTTAGGATGTTTGATCGAAGATGTTCCGAACGCGTGTAGGGTATGGAAGATTTCGTTTGATAAAATATCGTGGTGGGTAATATAGTATTGATTGTTTAATTTGATGATTGGAGTATTGGTAGTTTTGTGTTTGTATAATTTCATATCTTTAATTTTGATACCTTAATATACGAACTATATTCCGGAACGCCAACTAACTTACAAAGTTTTTTTAAAAAAGTTTCAGGGGCATATTTCAGCCCCATCCACTCTCAAAATAAAGGTAAGTTATTCTTTTATCAATTCTTTATTCCACAATAGCATTCGTTCGATATTATCAGCTTTTACAGCCTTAACCTCAAAGCAACTATCTTCAGTATAGTATTCATTTTTATCACTATCCCATCTATCGATAGCAAACGTTCCTTCTACGTCATAAGATTTTCCGGAAGCAGTTTTGCGGGTAGCTCTAATCGAAGTTACTTTATCGATTCTGTAATCCCATCTAGCATCAAACTCTGGCAAATGTCTAGCTCCTCCTTCAGGCATTTCAAACTTAATACCTTCTCCGAAAAGTTTTTCTTTCACTATCTCATTTTCAATAGCAGAAATCTTACTATCGTTTTCTGAAACTAATTTCTCAGCTTCCCAGACTTTCTTTCTAGCATCGCTAATCTTACCGCTAAAAGATTCGGTAACGAAATTCCATTCAGCTAAAATATCATCTTTATGATCAATAATAATTTCAGCAGCCTTTCCTAGCAATACCATTCTATTCAATTCGAATTCACTATTCTCTGAAGTAGAGTAAAAACTAGTTTCGAGTCTATTAACGTCAGTATCTCTAAAGCTTTCACCTCTAAAGTAAACCGTTAACACTTCTTTATCATAATTCCTTTCCGGACAGTTTCTGAGAAACTCTATTCTCTCGTTAGTAGCATTAATTTTATCTCCTTCGATCGTTAATGCTTCTCCGAAGTATTTTTCAGCTACAGCTTTATATTCTTCAGATCTATCAGCTTCTATTGACCCTAAAGTAGCTCTAAAGATATCTAATTCACTTTTTAAGAACTCACCTTTCTTCTCTAATAATTCAACTCGTTTTGACATAACCTTTATTTTTAAATTTCTATACCTTAATATAAGAACTAATTCTCAGACTAGCAACTATTTCTTAAACTTTTTTTTCTGCTATTTCTAATGCCTGCTCGTAAGATAAATCCTCACCTCTCTCTTCAGCAGTCATCATCTCTAGTCTTGCCAGGTGGTGTAGAGTATAACTTTCTCTATTCTCGTAATATGTAATTGAACCCATAACCTTTATTTTTAAATTTCTATACCTTAATATAGGAACTATTTTTCAATTAGGCAACTTTATCTATAAAAAAAGTTTCCGGAAGATTCTCGATAAAGCTTACATATCTTGCATACTCATAACCCTGGGTATCACAAAAGTAAATTTCTTCCATATCATCTGAAACCAAAATATAAAATTGCTGAATGCCATCTAGCATATAAGAAAAGAATCCATCAGTCCATTTTTCATCTAAAACTACAACAGGTAATTTATTTAATTCAATTTTAGCATCTGAAGATAGTTCATTATAGTCTATAGTAGTATAAACGTCTTCTCCTCTAAAGGGCTTTCTAGTAAGCTCTAAATTGATAAACTCGTTGTAAGTATCTATCGTTAACCTTTCGTAGGATGGTTGATCTAAATAATTTTTAACATTTGGCATAACCTTTATTTTTAAATTTCTATAACTAAATATAGGAACTAATTCTCAGACGAGCAACTAATTCACAAACTTTTTTTAAACTTTTTTTCTACAGCTTTTTTTATGCTTGAACCATCCTCCACATTTGCACTTCAAAAAATAATACGAAGACGCAATCAAAGGAGAAGAAGCCAAAGCAGTCCATATGTTTGGATGCCAATGCTCCCCACAAAATCCTAAAGTATGTCTAATTAATTCTACCATCTGAAACTTCTTTTAAATGTTTACATTTTCTATGAGCAATGTACCCCCAGCAATCACAAGATAACTTTCCGGAAGCATTCTGCCTAACAGTATACTCTTTGTCACTCGAAGCAGATTTAAAGCTCCAAGTCTTCGGTTCAACGAATAGTTCTTCGAATGGCTTCTTCTCAACTACAATATCATCTAGGGTAGTTTGCGGATGCACTTCAGTCCAAGAAGGAGTATGAAACTTCTTTCCGTCCTGCTCATAGAACCCTCCCTTACCTACATTCGTATACGGTACATTGTATACGTAGCGAGTTACGACTGCGGGAGTTACGCTTCCGGGCAACGTGAGAGCGCCAGGGGCGAAGACTATTTCTCCATTTACTTTCCAGAGTGCCATCTTATTCTATTTCATTCATAGCGATCGTTCCTTGCCAGCCAACTCTACCTCCTTGACCTAGCGTGAAAAATCTACCATCGTGAATTCCACCTCTACGGTTTTTAGAGAAGTAAAAGATTCTATTCCCATCCGAGAACTTCATATGAGCCATTCCAGTCATCATATGCTTGAAGCGATTCGAACCAGCGAAGTTACCTTGCTTAGTTACCTGCTGGATGACTAAAAAGCAAGTATTAACCTTTCCGGAATTCTCTCCTTTATTATGCTTCTCAAAAAGATTTAGAATATCCGTCTCAGCTTTTTTAGACGACATATACTTTTTAGAGCTATCTACTACAGCATTTACAATCTCGGCCATAGAGTCAATCAATACAGCATCCCATCCTTGATCTAAAATACTCTCAAGAGTCTCTAAGCAATCTTGCTCGATATAATCTCCCATAAATAGTATCGGGAGATCTCCAAACTTTGGGAAGCGAGAAACATATCCATACATATCAATCGAATTCATCTCTCCAGAAACAAACAATACTTTCTTTCCGGCTTTATGCATGTCAGCGAGAATATCCATCATAACAGTCGTCTTACCAACTCCTGGATCACCAACTATAGCGTAGTTAGTACCTCGCATGATTCCTCCTTCAGAAGAGAAATGATGATCGATAGCTCGACCAGTTTTCATCGGAATAAATAGAGAAGGATCGAATTTCAAATCCTTCATTTTAACAGTTTTTATCATAACCTTTATTTTTAAATCTACCTTAATATACGAACTAAGTTTCGATTAGGCAACTTTTCTCCAATCTTTTTCTGCTTTTAATGCAGCTACTTCATATGGATGATTGTCGTAAGTGTAGCCCATTTTGTAGTATCTATCCATCCAAACAGGCGATTGCAGATGATGTGTATACTCGTGAATAATCGTCTCTGCTAAATGCTTTTTACTTTTGATATTAGGATAGTATACTACAAGAGAATTGTCCACACTATCGAATTCAGCTACAGGAGACTGCTCTCCTTCTGCATCTTCCTCTCCGGAATAGCGGCTGTAAATACTTTTATGAAACTCCAAGTAAGGGTCACATTCGAAGTATTTGCTATAACCGTAAAGGTCTACACATTTCTGTAAATACTTCTTTGATAGCTTTTCAATCTCTTTTAACTTCATAACTTTTAAACTTATCTAAATATAAGAAAAAAAACTATACGAACCAACTTTTAATTAAAAAAGTTCAGCTAAGATCTTATCGATATCATCTCTAGTTTGCCAGCATCTTACATCTTCTTCTCCGTCTATAAATACCTCGAAGGAAGAAGCATCCTCTACACTCTGACACTGAGCTCTATTTCCATCTCTAGATGAGCTGTACATTCCGGAACCGCATACTACTGAAATGCGAGTACCGTCATCGGTAAACACTTGAGCCATGATAGCATCTTTAACAGTCGGGTGTTGAATAAATCCTAAGTTTTTAAATCTCATCACTTAATTGTTTTTCTTTTCTTTCTAGTTTAGACATCAACTGATCATACAGCTGAGTAACTTCTTTTGGAGCGCTGAATACTAGCGGTGAGTAATTTTCTAACTTACCAAACGCTAAGAAGAAATTGTTAACGTAATTTCTAGCTCCTTCTAACTGCCAAAGGTTAGTACAGCTGCTAATGACTTTTTTACCTTTCAGGTAAGATAAATTTAAAATAGCATCTCGTGTCATCCTCTTACTTTAACTAAGTTACTACCCCATCCAGCTCTCTTATCCATCTTCTTTATCCTTTTAGCAGACTCAGCATCTTTTATTACTTCGGTCTCAGCATAGCAAGTCTTTCCAGAAATAACATTCCTTACATACCAGCGAGAGACTGAGCTGCATTCAACACAAGTCTTCGTATCGGGAAGAGCTTTTAGCCTCAAAGGATTTATCTTTTCAGAACATTTACAGCATTTCATAACCTTAATTTTATATCTAAATATAAGAACTATATTTCGGACTAGCAACTTTTAGTTATACTATTTTCTTGGATTGAATACTTTATTCTTATCTCCAATTTTGATTTTAAAGCCTCTAACTTGCTTACCTCTTATGTTAATTTCTTCTCTTTTATACGATACAGCAGGAACATATTTTGAGATTAATACTTTTTCTCCTTCATATGATTTATGGTGTTCTCTATTAAAAGCTTCGGCCATAGTAGTACTGTTAAATTCCCTTAAATGGTCATATCTACTATCTTTACAATTACCAATTTGTTCTCCATATTTATCCCAATCTACTTTTCTTTGAACAAATATAGATTGATCTAAAGTAATAACATTAAATGGACTTATCTCTAATCTAATATCAGCAGCATATCTAATTTTTTCAGTATTATCATAAAACCATTGGGCACTTTTTCTGTTTAAAAGATAAGCATGACCTGAGTATTGTTCAAGAAGAGGTAATGATTTATAAAAATAGTCTGTGATTGGTTTTCCTCTTAGAATATCTTTTTCATATCTACCATAGATTGCTACACCCCAATCTTCAATACTATCTAATTCTTCTCTTAGTTTAGTAAAGTCTAATTGATATATAAATTGGGTATTTTTTACATCATCCTCTAAAAATAAACCGACTTCATCTCCAGAATCTAAAAACGCTTTGTACGCTTTACGGTGAGATAAAGCGCAAGCTAATATGCCTAAGGTGAGATATCCATTTGGATCCCAAAAGTGCTCTCCAAAAAAAGGTTTAGAATCTTTATATGGATTTTTTCCAAACTTAATTTTATCAACAGCTTCAATATAATTTATTCCAGACAAATTTAATCTTTTAAACATTTGTTCAGTTCTTCTTCTCCTTACTTTATGTCTTTCAAGATTAATAACGTAAACACTATCTGCTCCTAAGATCATACTAAAACATTTTTTTAAACCACTTAATCAAAATAGAAGCTGTCTTATAGTTAGTAGCGAGAGGTACTCCGTGAACATCGCACAGTCTCATAAGCATTGAAATATCTACATCGTGGGGATGTTTGTCTAAAGGATCTCTCATAAATATAACAGCAGTGATCTCTCCTCTAACAACCATAGCAGCTATCTCAGCATCTCCTCCTATTGGTCCTGAATTAACTGCTTCGATGTTTTTTATTCCGGCATGCTTAACTTTTTCACCAGTAGTGCCAGTTGTAACTATCTCTACTCCTTTTTGGTTAAAGAAAGATAATCTCTTTGATACGAAAGCTACCATATCAGCTTTCTTATTATCGTGAGCTATTAAAGCGAACTTCATACTAACTTACTGCGAGTATCATTAAACATAAAAGTATTCCTGCAAAGCTGACAATCATTATATTTTCAGTTGTACGGATATTTTTATCTGATTTGCCTTGCTGGCTTCTATACTGTCTAAATTTTTTCATAGTGAATTATTTTTATACATGAATATGTCATCGATTATGTAATCGATATATTTTATTTGAAGATCTTTATCTTCCGGCTTACGAATGATAATCTCTTTAACTTCATTCAGTCTACTTATTATCTCCTTACCCTGCATAGTCTTGAAATATAAACTCTATATACCAAAAAGCAAAATCTATTATTAATGCTTTATACTCTCCATGATAGTTAGTAAGAGTAATTCCAAAAGCTAAATGCTGAGTGATTGTTCCTGTTTGTATTTTCATCTTGATGAGTATTTAGATTGAAGTTCTAAAGTCTTAAAAAATTTATTTAGCCTTACAAAAGTACTATTAGTACGCTGTAGGTAAGTTGCTCTATGGTTAAAACATCCATCAGCAGGAAGTAGTCCGTTATTGTTAGTCCAGTTTAAAATATCTTTAGCTCCTTCAGGAGTAATAATGTATCCGTAAGCTCCTTTAAAGCATCCTTCCGGAATAAGTTTATTAACCTTTCCGTTATAGAATTTACTCTTAGGGTATTCTTTTAAACCTTCTCTATCTTCCTTAACCTTTTTATTATAATAATCAAAATGATTGTTACGTGTAAGATCAAAAGGAAGATGTCCATCTAAGTGACATACTTTCTTAACCTTATTAATAATTAGTCTAGGATCTCTTACTACAACTGCATCTTGTTCTAGAATTAAAAAAGGTTCATTTTGTTTAGCACATTTATCCCAAAGTAAATAATGACTAGCCAAGCAACCTATAGTACCATCTGTCCATTCATCAAACTCAAAATATGCTGAGGGATATCG